GCTTCGGCTGCACTCGCGCCGGCTTCTTCCACAGATTCCACAATATTATCCACAGCGTCCTGGACGGACTCTGCAGCATCCTGCCCGGCATCTTCTGCCGCATCTGTGATCGCATCCGCCGCGTCTTCTGCCGCATCCTGTATCTCTTCCAGCGTATTAACTACTTGCTTCGCCGCTTTTTCTGCGTCTTTCCCTGCTTCTTCTGTCGCCTGGGAAACGGCCTGCTCTGCCTGTTTTGCCGCGTCCTGTGCATCGGAGGCAGTCTGCTGCGTTGCACCCTTCGCTGCCTGTTCGATCCGCTTTAAGCCTTTCTGAAAACCGCTCTCGTCGATCTCCGTGTCAAATCTTAATGTTCCGTCTGCCATTTCCTGCCTCCCATCTTCTTATCAGTCACCCCACATCGCAGCCGCGAACAGGTCACCGATCTGTTCCTCATCCCGCTCGTCTTCCAGGGATATTGCCCGCTGGATCTTCTGGATCCGCTTGCGTTCCTGTTTGTCCCTGATCTTTCCGGCATCGATCGAACGGTAGCCGATGCGGGTTTTCGTGCCGGAATCATCCGGCAGGCCTTCCAGCAGCATCTGGAACTTCTGCCAGTGCAGATATTTATAGGCCAGCAGGTCAATGCCGTAATAGTTCCGGAAATCGCTGACGATATACGGTGCATCCTTCTCATAGCTGAACGTCTGCTTTCCACTGCCTTCACGCTCTTTTTCCTTTTCTGCTGACCGGATGCCGGCAATGAAATCCGTGACTGCCTGGACGGCTCCCTGGATGTCCGGTGGAATCTCATTCTTATATAGTCTCAGGATCAGAAAGAGCCGGCTGCCCGGCTCCTCTGCCTGTTTCACCTCTCCGATCAGCTTCAACACTGCCCGGAAATCTGTCTTGATCGGGTACAGGATGCCCCCAACCTCCACTTTCTTCGGCAGTGGTTCATACAATGGATTCATAGATCATCAGACGGTCGGTGTTTCCAGGAACGTGCAGCTCTTACCGTCTGCCGCAACCTTGGCATAGCCCTTGACCGGTTCGGACTTCACGCCGAACGATCCGGAATACTGCAGTGCATCGGTTCCGTCACCGGATGCATCCGGGAGGATGGAGAACTCACGTTTTCTTGCCACAAATTCATCCTCTTTGGTCGCTTTGCCCTTGTCGAAGAAGTCCACGACCACGATGTTCCTGGTCTCCCCGGTCAGCTCGTCATCATGCACGGATGCGATGTCCATCAGAATCGGGTTGTTCTCGTGCATATCAAAGCTGTAAGACCATGAAGTGCCATAACCGGTAACATCGCTGTCGCTGGAATCCTTGTCCACGTACTGGCGTTCATAGGTGGTCGGGTTCTTGGACTCTGAAAGTGTCGTGAACTTCTCCATACGGGTAAATTCTGTTGGCTCTGCCCCATCGCTGGCCGGTACGCCGTAGAAGGACACCCTGCCGGTTCTCTTGACTAATTTCGTTTTATTATTTTTTTCTGCCATAATTTAAGCCTCCTGTTCATAAATTAAGCGGCACTCGATACGATACGTAGCAAGATTAGCTTCGGCATCGTACAGGTAACCGCTGTTTAATGTTTCAACTGCTGTTGCATGTTGTTTTTCGTTTGCCAGTTCCGGAAGTTCCCCATTGTCCGAGGACTCTTCCAGCCACTCCTGAAGCTCCTGGTAGAAGCCGCTGTTCTCAATATTCACCCTGGCGTCCTCGTCATAGACTTCCTTGGAACAGACCGCAAACTGGTACTGTTTCTTTTTCCCGCCATCCACATATTTCTGGATCACCGGGTCACATGGGAGCGGGTCGATGGAATAACTCATCTCCTCCCCCAGGTAATCCACGTTGACCCGGCCGTCATGTAAAAACGGACAGGTCAGGAAGAATGTGCGGATGCTCTCGATGATGCTAATTTCCGCATGCAATTTTACCCGCCTCCTTCTGGATACTGTCCTTGTGCCGGTTCTTCATACGTTCGAACCATTTGGACTGCTTTTTGTGCTCATAGTACTGTCTTCTGGCATATGGTGTGGACTGCACGATCAGACCGGAACCGGTAACCGTGCCAAGCGTTGCCGCTTCCCTCAGTACACCGCTCCGGAACGGTGTTTCCGGTTCCATACGGTCTATACATGTCTGATCCACGTAGGTCTGTGCCCTGGCAAGATTTCCGTTAAGCCTTGCTGCAAGCCCGGCATCCCATTCTAGGCTTGCTGTGAATCCGCCGCTGCCATGTCCGCTGTAACGGACGTCCTGCGGCTGCCGGATCTGGAACGTTTTCCTGGTCTCTGCCATCATGCACCCCCTGTCACCCTGATGTGCGGATTGCCGCCATACCGGTTGTAGTTTGCCGCCGACACCTTGAAATGCTCTGTGCCGGCCAGGTCTTTCGCCGTCTTCATCTGCACGCTGCACTGCCCTTTTACCAGGTAATCATCCTTTTTCACCAGGACTGTTATATCTGGGATGCGGACCGTGGAAGTGTCCGCGGTCTTCCTGCCTTCCGTGGTGACACTGGACTGTTCTGCCTCATACCACCAAATAGCCGGGATGTATGTACACCCCCATTCATCCAGACGGGTAACTGGATTATAACGGCGGTGGTAGAGGGTTGCGTCAGTGTTGGTCAGCATTTCAGGCTCCTGCTGAGCAGACCGGTATGGAGCAGGTAACGCCTGCAGATCTGGTACATCTTCTGTCCAAGCAGAGCTGTCCAATCTGTTCCGTCCGACACTTCCGTCACGTAGGTGACAGAATACCCGTCTGTCGTTTCGGACTTCTTAACCTGCCCGTCATCCTTATAGCACACATCAAAGACCGCTTCTGTCATTTCACAGGTACAGTCCTTTAATCCAGGCACGGTTTCCGGATCGGTGATCCGGTTCAGTGTGTACTGGTCAATATAGCTTTCTGCAATGCGTCTGCATTTTTTGAAATCTGCTTCTTTTTCGATACCGCCTTCGTATTCATCCCGGTAGTACCCAAACTCTGCGTAGTGTGCCATGCTTCACCGCCTCCCTGTTCTTTTCATACTGCAGGTGCAAGGACTGCAAACGGACAACGTTTTGCCTTGTCTTTCTGCTGGGAATTGATCGGGTTCGGGATCTCCCAGCCCAGACGCATAACTGCACGCAGTGCCACCATGTCGTTCTGCATCAGGTTATAAGCGATCGTGCCGTCTGTATTCTGGACAACACCCTCGGTGAAGAGTTTGAATGTAATGTCCTGACGCATCGCATAAACCAGCTGCGAGAAATCGCCTGTGATGATCTGTGCTTTCGTTTTATCAAAAGTTCCGTTGTTCGGGAAATACATACCGGAACCGTCCAGCGTGTAATTTGTGCCGGACTGCATATCGGTTTTGAAAATTGGCTGTCCGGTCGTATCTTTCAGACCTCTGAGTTTCGCCCTTACGGAAATATCTGCAACGTGTCCGTTCACAAAATAGCCGGACTGTTCTACCTTTGCAATGACACCATCCTCACCCATGATATCCGCATACAGGTCAGCCGTTGTTTTTACAACGCTTCCGGCTTTCGTTGCGGTTGCTACCAGGTCATCCCTCCAGGATGCCGGTTTTTCAACTCCAAAAAGTACTGCACCGTCAATCACCTTTCCAAAAGCTTCCTGTACCCTCGGTCTTACCTCGCCCCAGATATCGTAGTCTGCGTCTTCCAGAACTGCTTCCGGGATCGGTACAATGACTGCAATTTCTTCCGCAGTGATGTATTTCTTATCCCATGACATCTTTGTGGTCTGTTTCTGTCCGTTGTCCCCATTCACAAAATATGCCATCGGGAGCATGTCCAGTACCGGCATGCGGTACTTGTTGGAACTCATGTTCGGCAGTCTTCTGCCCATTCTCAGTACTGCTGATTCTGATACAACGCCCTGGATGATCTCCCTTGCATACTGCTCCGGGATCAGGGATTCTGCACCGCTGCGGTCGATCAGGGATGCATCTAAATCAAACAGTCTTAAATTCATTCTTTTTCTCATCTTCTTGCCGCCTTTCTGATTAAGGAATTAACAAAATCATTGGTATTGTTTCCGGCTGTGCCTCCGGATCCTGCCGCCCCATTCTGTTTTGTCTGTGTGTTCACACGATAACCGCCACCTGCATAATGCGGGTTATCTTTCAGAAACGCTTTTAAAGCTGTTTTGAAATCGGTCTTGTCATCCACTTTCTTCGATACCTCAAACAACACAAAATCTGTGTACTTTGCATCTACACCGTTTTCTTTCAGGATGTCTTTCTGTTTGTACGATTCCAGTTCTTTTTTTGCGTCATCGCGTTCTTTTTCGATGGCAGCCACATCCGGCTTACTCGCCTGTCTCTTTGCTTTGAAATCACTGATTGCTGTCGTGATTTCTTCCTCCGTCATGCCCTGGCGTCTGAAATAATTGGCAAGTGCCGCACGTTCCGCTTTGCCTGCCCTTGCGTTTGCAATCTCTTCCGCCTGTTCATAACTATATGTTGCCCCGGCGTTTCCCGTATGGCCGCCGTCTCCATTCCCGGCACCGTCACCCTGTCCAGCAGAGCCGGCTCCTCCTGCATTGCCGTCCTCAAAGAGCCTTAAATTCATTTTTTTATACATTGTGTTTTCCTCCTTCGAGATTTTCCCAAGCTTTTAACGCCTTCATGTTTTGGGCATAAGAAAAGCACCTCACAGGGTGCCCGTTACTGAAACTGTATGCAGTTGTATTCCCGGTTGATCTCCGTGATTCCAAGAAACCACGAATCCATCAACAGCTTTCCCTGTTCTGACAGGCGATCCCACCGGATGTCTGCATCTCCACTGCTTAATTCCGCCCGTATCTTGTCCTGCGTCAGATCATGCAGTGAATTGACCAGGTTGCAGGTCAGTGCGGATACCGCCGCACATGCACGGTCAGCACCGCTCTCGGAATGTGTCCCGGCGTGACCGGTCATCCGGATACTGTGCTCCGTCATTTTAATGGTTATCATGCTTTTCTCACCGCCTTCCTACGGATAACCGTCTGCCGTTGAACTGTACCGTGTCGCCAATCTGTGCCACTTCATCGCCAATCTTCACCCCCTTCAACTCTGCGTGTCCGTCTTTGTCCCGGTATAATAATTTGATTGTCTTGTAATTGATCCGGCTCGCCAGCCAGTTCGGTGCAAGCCTGTCTGCGTCTTTTGTGACTGTGTAGTGTTCAGTCATTGGAATAATCTTCCACGACTGTTTCAATGCCATATTCCAGTGCACAAGTGTGTTCGATACGGCATCCTCTTGCTCCTTCCCAGTCTTTTGTGAAATACGCAATATCAGCACCCGCCAGAAGTTCCAGGGATTTTCCCAGGAACCAGAGCGGTTTTGCGTCTGCCGGTGCACTCTGGAAGAAGCTGTCAATGACCTCTACCGGTTCATTTAACTGTCTTTCCGCACACTGGATTGCTCTTTTCCTCTCTCTCAAAATCTCCTCGTCTGATTTGCCTTTCATTGGCTGGCTGATAAATAATTTTTTCATGTTCTTATCCTCGCTTTCTTAATCTAATATTGATTTATTTAATGCTTCCACCAGTTCCCTCTCACGTTCTGAAAGTTCATAACAGATGGCATCCTCTGCCTGCTTTCTGGCATTTTCTGCTGCCTGTTTTTCTGCGTTTTGCTTCCTGGCTGCCGCCTGGTCTGACAGCAGAAGCCCTGCCCCGTAAATCTCTTTTTTCATGGCTCTCTGGGCGTCCAGGCTTCGCACAAGCTGGCATTCTTCACGCCTTACCCTGAAATGTACGCCGTAGCGTGCCATTTTCTGCATCATGGCAGCGGTGACGATATGATCCGGATAATCATACTTTGACAATTTCCGTGCATTTTCCTGTTTCAGCTTTTCCACTGTATCATTTACCAGCTTTGTCAGCTCCGGTGATGTCTCCGCTACCGTTTCCGGTTCGAAGCTGGTAATAAACGATGTCTTCACAGTTGCACCGTTTTCGTATTCGATCGTACAGTCACATACAATGTGGTTCATTCTGTTCCAGGTGGTCTTACCGGATAATGCCGTGAGTGACGGGGCAAACAAAAAGAACGGGATGCCCCGTTCCAGATAAAATTCACATATGTTTTTCAGGATGGAAAAAGGTGGGTTGTCCACCACCACACATCCCGGCGGATATTCGTCTTTTTCGTAATCGCCGCCCGGCCAGAATGGGCGAATCACGTTCTCAGGATCAATATTGTAACGTTTGCACACCCAGTCCTTTATGACTTCGTATATCTCCGATGGCGTATAGCAGTCGTCTGTCGTTTTCTTCGGTTTGAATTTTTCGACAAATTCTTCGTAAGTTTTGCTTTTTATGTTTCTCACCTCCTTAAAAATGGGTACAAAAATACCACCAGTCGAAAGACCAGTGGTAAATACTTATTTTTCTTAGTTGTCAATAACTTTCACTATATCATCAATAGTTGCATCAATAGTATCCCAATCTGTAGGCGAATCACCCACATCTACCAGAAAATGCGTATCGTCTAATATCTCCACAACTGCTGCTTTTCGTCCATCTTTTAGAAGAATTGTGTCATATTCCTTTATGAGCATTTACTTCGCCTCCTTAATGTACGCACTAGTCAACTTTGTTGTGCCATCTTCCGTCCTGAGCCATGCTACAACTACATTTGCTGGTGTTTCTTTTTTACCATAAAGAATCATCTTCTGGACATATCTGTCGCCGTATCCATTATTATCAACATACTGAGCCGGATATTTCACAGCTCCCTGTTTTAACGCTTTTTGAAGTTCCTGCCAATTTCCCATTTCATAGCCCAAGCGATCTGTAAAGGCTCTTCCCTTTGGATACCCTTTTTGACTGTTTTCATCAAAAAGATATTTCGTAAACTTAGGCTCTGGTAAAATAGCCGTTTCTGCATTCGGTAGTTTAAGCTCTGGATGTTCCAGAAGCTCCTTTTGTCTTTGATAATCCATTTCGACGAACTTCCATTTTTCAGGGTCATTATACTTCATCTGCCTGAAATCCGCAAGACTTCCAGCATCTTCTTTCAGCACTTCCTTGTACCGTTCGTACTGGTTCGAATCAATCTTAGCATTCCGCATCATCTCCGGTGTATAGCGTGCGTTCTGCTGTTTCGTGTTGGTCGCTACCTTGCCCAGTCCATCCTGATAGATTCTCTCACGCTGTTCCGGAAGTCCCATCTTCTTGCTGAACTGCTTATACTCGTTCAGCTGTCCCTGGTACTTTGCTTTATTCAACAGAATCTCATCCGGATCAGCCTTACCCTTCTGGAGCAGTCGAACCTTTTCTCTTTGCGCTCGCATCGCCAATTCCATCTGACGTTGCTTTTGCTTGGCTTCATACAAGATATATTCTTTGCCGTCAAAT